AGAACTAATTATTTAGTGGGGTTTACGGCTGGTCTGCAAAAATTACAGGGTTTTTGCTGGTATTTAGAGTAAACTGACCAGATTACGATCACAAAAAACCCGCCGAAGCGGGTTTTGACATTTTTGGTAACAAGGCATGTCTGCCCCGGAGATCATGCCGCTAAGGCAAAGGTCTCAAATGTATCTGCGTTTGCATTTACAAGATTTGCTTGATTTACAGTCATCGCCTACTGTGTTGCCGTCCGCACTAGCTCACCATGTCGATCCTAATTCATCCCCACCGGAGCATACTGATCAATACACTCGGGTGGAGATGCCGGGCTCTGCCCCCGGGTCCACAGCGCCTTCACTTGGAAGGAATTACAACAATACGGTAATTATACTGCAAGACTATTTATTGGTCAACCGAACTAGATAACTGATTGCTGGTATTCAAAAAATCAATAAACTTTTATAGTCATGGGCGGTGTGAACCCTGCATACAGGTCCCGCAGGCCGTTGGCTGCAGCTTCTGAGGTCCAGATACGGAATAGATTTGAAATAGGTTGTCCTGCTTCGTCAGTTCCGTAGACCCAGCTGTACAAGTTTCCGTCTGTGGTGCCCGCAGAAATCTGTGCATTTACATAGGTTGTTTTTTGTGCGTCTTCTGCTTCAGTCAGCTGTCTTGCTGGTTGAACTAGGTGTGTAAAATTTGCCATTTTGGCTCCTTTGTTGTATGTTTACTTATGACCGCAAAAAATTTTTTTGCTACCATGGTTTGTCCTGATTTTCGTCCAGCCACATGATTCCATAACAAATGACTATGGACAATAAAGCAAAAAATATCAACCACATGCTAATTATAACCCTTTACAGCGTTGTTGTCTGTGGGCGGATTTCCTCGGGCATGTACAGATTCGTGTTGCCGGGCACGATCTCGTTCGGGTGGCAACGGGCCACAACCCAGTCTTGCCCACTCGTCTTCGGAGTAGTAGTAGCGTTCCACGGGCGGTTTTTTGTGTTGTTCCACGATCATTATATTTACCTTTCAACTGGTGGGCCCACTAGGACTTGCACCCAGACTCCAACGATTATGAGTCGTTTGCTTTACTGTTTAAGCTATAGGCCCTGGTTTATAGTATAGCATCAAGGCTGATAGTTGTCAAGAAACTGTTCGAGATTACCGTAGAGATTGACCATGACCGCTTCTCGGCTGCCAAAAAACACGATCTTTTTGGGTATGCCTTTGGTGGCTGAAATATAGTAAGGCATCTGCATTTTTCTATCCAATTTGAGCATGAGACGCTTGTTGAACGTCAAGGGATCTGTGATGGCATACTCGTAGTGTTCTAGCTCCAATCGTCGAGACAGTACATCATATCCAATGCCGGTCAATCGCATGCCACCAGTGCGTCTGATGTTGAACCACCAACTTGGCAAAGCTGTGTCCACGGGCACACGATCAGTTTCGGGCAAGAGCTCGATGAGTTGTTGAGTCAGTAGATGTTTGTCACGCACATCAGGGATAGACCTGATCACCGGCTCGTAACAACACCACGGTGAATCGGTCAGTTTTGAACTGTGTGTTGAGTTTCTTGGCCAGGTTGCGGGCATGTCCAGGATTGGAAAAGCTGACTTTTTTGTATTTGGGCCCAGGATACTGCACCAAGAGGTTGGAGGTTTTCAGATTGATGGGCTTGGCGTCATAAAACACAGCCCATACTCCTTCACTGGCCAGAACCTGTTCGGTCTTGTAGGTGGCTTTGTTTGTGACTTCAATCAGTACGGTAGGTTTGGGTCGGCTCATCAATAAACTCCTACATTTATTTATGCCAAAATATAGGAGTATTTTAGAATTGTCCGCCGCCGATTTCGACCTTGATTACTTCGTTGCTGTTGGTTTTTACAGCCTGCTGTTGTAGATCATTCAACTGCAACAACAGTCGAGTAATGTCTGCATGCAGATCCTTGGCTTCAACCATGGTCATCACAAAGTCTCTGGCACCACGAGCCTCATGACCTCTCACACGATCAACGAACTTGTTTATGTGCATGGTCATTGGCTTCTTGTTGGGTAATAAATGGCCCTTGATATTCGTAGCGTTGCAACACTATCAACTTGGGGGCCAGCACGGTGTGCCAGTTTCTGCCTCGGCGCACACGATACCAGCCTGCGGCAAACCAACTTTTACTTTTGGCAGTCTTGTTGTACAACGGCAGTTGTTGTGTGACCGACCACAAGGGATTATAGACCCGACCACTCACAGGATATCCATGCACATCTGTGCGCACATGCGAGACTTTTACGGTACGCGGTGCAGACTCAAACTGTATGTTCACCCGCTGAGCTGCCATCTTGATGGTCTTGAACTGTGCTATCTGATTGTGCAGTTTGACTTGATATCCACCTGCACAGGCTTCGATGTTGCCGACCTTTTGCTGACCATCTTGCAAGATCCAAAACTGTTTGTCTATCACTGGTTTAGCTATCAATGTCATTGAGTGCCCCTTTGTATGTTTCATTCATCCATCGTCCAAAGCTGTCGGCCGATTCTGAGCATTTGTTGAGTTCATACTTGCCACAAAACTGCATGAACCTTACTCCCACTTGTCCCACATCCTTGTGCGAAATCTGTTCACGTATGGTCGCATCTACCACTTGTTTAATTTCTTCAGGTTGTGCTGTCAAATCAATCAAGGTACGATTGCGTTCATAGTCATCCAAGACTCTGTGTTCCACACCGTCAGGATCCATCCAACGTTGTAGCATCATGTTGTTCCAGTTGTAGCCTTTTTTGTCTTTGTCCGCAAACGCTTCCTGGAGTCCAACTTTGTTCTTTGTGCCTTTTGTCCTGACACCCGGAAAGGCGCTAAACACATTGTCGCTACTATCGCCCCGCATGCATTTTTCAAACAGAAGCCACGCTGGATCAGGGATTGTTTTAGGTTCTTTAGATTTCTTATCAATGACTGGTTTACCCTTGGCATCAAAGATTCCTTCAATTGTAATTAACTCGTCGGTGATTCCGTTGTACTGCTTGACATTTGAAGCAAGTAACTGAACAAAGTCAGTGTCACTGCTGATAACAACATGTTCGTCTTGGGGGTGTAGTGCAATCCAGCGAGCTATGATATCGTCGCCTTCTGCGGTAGGGCATCTTATAACAGAGCAGTTGGTCCTATCGCTCAAGTATTTAGTCAAAGCATCATAGGTTTCCCAGAACATCTTGTCTTCTTCAGCTTCTTGCTCGGTCAACGCCGCCCGAGCCACTGCACGGTTGTTTTTGTAGGGCTTGTACATGTCCTTGCGCCAGCTACGGCCCTCAAGTGCAAAAACCACATGATCTGCTTCAAATCTACGGGCCACTTTGTTGGCGGCCATGAGTGTGACATGCAAGGCAAAGCCCAGTTTTTCCCAGGTATCAGCGGCTCTGAATGCGCCATGCCGGGCGCGAAAGAACATATTTGCAGTATCAATAAGAACATATTTCATACTGATATTATAACATATCTCAGTCAAAATGTCAAACGAATTTGTGTTTGATTGCGTAATCCAAAATAAAACGGAAAAAAGCATTGTGACCATCTGCACCAAAATGCCAAGAATTGGGTGCAACAGTTTGTATTCCTTTGGATCGGATTATGGCATCATAGGTCATTGTGGGATCATAAGGCGCAACATAGTTGGTGCCCCAGTCTTTGTGATCCTGGATTGTGCTAAAATCATTGTTGCCGTTGAAAAAAATGTGTCTGACTCCTAGATCCTTGAGTTCAAGATGAAACTGCCAAATCGCCGCGTGGGCTTGAGATCTTTTTTGCTCCCAATCAACGCCGATAACATAGTTTCGATATTTTTCAGCCAACTCGGCGGGAACAGAGTCAGTGCCGCTGGCACCAACTTGATAATATGTGTTGTTGTGCAACCACTCCTCACGCTCCCATGTGCTCCACTGTATGATCACCAACTGATCCGGATGATCTTTCCCACCGCTGGCCAACCAGGACCTTGTGGTGCGCATGATTCGTTCATTGGAGCTGGCACTTTCTGCGTCACAACGCAGGGCCGCTTTCAACGCTAGACTAAGTTGTTTGCCCCAGCTCACGGTTAGATTGTCTGGATGTGGTGCACGCCCTAGATAAAACAATGCCGAATCATCTTCGGCAAATGCATGAGCCACCACTGCTTCAGCTGCTGCGGTATGACTGTCACCGTTGACATACAGCATCATAGGCAGTGTTCCACTGCATGCCGGCTGAGTGCAGACGCCCAGGCCTGTTGCGCCTCGGCACCATAATGCCACGGATCATCAACGTTGGCTGACTGCTGTATGGATTCCAAAAATTTTGCCATGCAACCGTTGACGTTGTATGGACGGAAAAAATTTCCATGCCAGTCCTGCTGATCAGTTACTTGATGGAAATTGTTGTAGGTGGTCCAAAACAAATGCCGCACACCCAGTTCACGCAGTTTCATGTGAGTCTGGTATATGCGGTCATGCCAGGTCTGAGTCATCTGCCGATAGTATTCACCTGTGAGCGTGGTTTTCCAGGCTTCAAATCTGGCCTTCATGGGTTCTGGCATGCCAAAGTCAGGTCCGCCACATACACTGTAATTGCTGTACAACCAAGGCCATTCTTCGCGTTCAAAACTGGTCCAGCCCACAAACAAAAATGTGTCGGGATCTCGTTGCGCCAAGAAGTAATCCAAGTGATGTTCTATCCAATAGTTACTGGCACCATTTTTGCTCCAGCAATGAAATTCTTGACCCAGCTGTTTGCTAAACACAGGCACCATGTTACTAGGATCTATGGGCTGATTGGATTCTGTGCATGACGGATACATATTGCTGTCGCCAATGGCCAAGATCATGACACTTCGGTCCTGCCATCTCCCATGTTTCGAGTTTTAATCACACGATCGCGCTCGGGATTCATAGCTTCATACTGTTCATAGGTCTCCAACACTATGTTGCGACACACAGCAGTGAACCAACGATCAACGATGTCGGCGTCGGTGTCTTTGGCATCCATCTGATATCCGGCACGCACCAGATTGGCCACGAACTTGTCGTTCCAGTCCAGTTCAAAACTACCCTGTTGCATGTTTTCAGGATCGATCTCCATGCTGAGTATGGCCACGTATGGCTCACCACGTTCGGTGGCCAAGTCTTTTTCTGACTTCTTCTTGGGCTTGGGTTGTTCGGCCTTGGTCTCTGCTGGCTTTTTCTTTTCAAAACGTTTTTTTAAATTATCAAAAAATTTCATTCGTTACTCCTTTAATTGCCACATTAAATGTTCTTGGCGATCATGCCATTTGCATTCTACTACAGGGGTGCCAGGCCCATCGTGCCAGACTACACGCCCACGATAAGCCTGGGTTCCTGGCCATAATCTACGCCCAGTGATCTCACAGCGTTGTGGCCATATGATCCGACGCAAAGTCCACTCTGCATTTATATAAAATGATCCATTGGGTCGGCCCAAGCGTTCGGGTATCGGACTCATTTGCGTCGACTATTACCAAAATGCATGACAGTAACTCCGGGCAAGTCCAAGGGTACACTGCGCCAAGGATCCACGATCACACTGCCATGATGTATCTCACAGTAGGGTTTGGTATCTTCCTGTGTACCAGTGTAGTCATAGGTAATTTTGCGATTGTGTGCCCATAAAAATACTGCTGGACCATCTATGGTATCCAAGCAACGATCTCGGTCATCAGCCAAGGGATCAACGTAAACTACAGGCAGTCCATGTTCGCGAACATAGTAACCTACCAGAGTTGAATAACTGCCTATGCAGAAAGGAACATCGGGCTTGTAGGCTTTACCATGTATGACTATGGGCAATTGATAACGATTGCATTGATCTATTAGGTATCTTGCTAGATTACGGGCTTGCATTTCTCTGGCCAACATAATGGTATCAAACATGTCATATCCAATATCATACTCTTCAGCCAGCCAACGTAAAGCAATATTGTCACGAGGATGGCAAGCACCAGCATCGCCCATGCCGGCGGTCATGTACTTGGGACCCATGATACGCATGGTTGATTTTGCTAGGGCACTGGTCACAACGTCTACATTGATGTTGCCAATACGCATGGCAAAATCCTGTATCATGTTGGCCAGCCCAACCTTGGCTGAAATGAAAGTGTTGTAAAAAATCTTGATGGCTTCACATTCTTCCCAGGTACCAATTTCAAATCTGGGGTTGTTACGGACCATGGGTCGATAGATATCTACCAACTCATCGGCCAGTTCAGTACGGTCTCCGTGCTCGGTACCAATCATGATCATTTCAGGATTGACCATGTCCCATTTCACTGATCCCATGGCTATGAGATAAGGATTATATAAAAATTGATGTTGTTTGTTCAACAGGCCAGCAAAACTTCTGCGTGTAGTGCCTGGCAACACTGTGCTAATCAGCACTACTTTTTTGGGTGTGGTAGCAAAGTGATTGATCTTGATCAGGCTTTCTTGCACAGCTTCATGTAAAAAATCTCGTGGCGGCATGTGACTACTGGGCACGCTGCCATCATAGCCTTCAAGGTGCGGAGTAGGCACTGCCACAAAAATCCATTCACTGCTCTGCACCACTTCTTGTATGTCGCAGACATGAACAGTGTCACTGGTTCTAGGTGCAACATCATATCCACGCACAGTGTAGTGTTGGGCAAACACCTCGGCCGCATCTAACCCTAATTTTCCTAATCCAATAAATCCAACATTGATCATTTGCCCCATCCATTCCCCCATAGATCCACATGCAGTCTAGGACTATAGTTCCACCCTTGTTCCACACAAATATCCGCAATACGCAACTTGTTCTGGTCATAGGGTTGTACTACGCCGCCCTGTGGCATCAAGTAAATTACTCCCGTAAATCCTGCACGACGATACTCATCCGTGGCACGTATGGCTTCGTCGATGTGATCATCGGTCTCAACCACAAACTTCAAATAAGTGTGCCCAATGTCAGCATAGCTCATCACAATGTCCGGACAGATAGCATCTTCCCAGGATTCGCCACTGGCACTGAGCTTGGCACTGACACTGAATGTGAGTGCTCCTGGACCTTTCTTACCCAAGCGCGGATTAAGTGTCCAGTCCAACAAGAAATGTCTGAAATCCGCATGTAGTTCTTGGGTGCCATTGGTCTCAAATGTTATGTTCTTTAGATCGGCCATGCGGGGATGGCTCAATAACTCGCTGTAGGCACGTTGCCATCCTAACAAAGGTTCGCCACCAGTGATCACAAGATGCACGTCGTTGCCATTGTTCTGCGTCCACATGTTGTTGGGTGTCAAGCCCAACATGCGTTCTACTAGTTCTTCTGTGGTCTGTGTAGGACTTAAGTGTTTGAATGCCGGATGCCAACTTGCATACGAATCACAGCCGGTTTCCACTAAGGGCAGTTCTTCAAACCGGTTGTATAAATGCACCACTTCGGCCACATCGTCGGCACCTGTGCTTTTTTCGCCTGGTTTACAACCAAACCCTGCACAGGTAAAGTTACAGCCATAGGTTCTCAAGAACACGCTGGGCACACCCACAAAGCGACCTTCGCCTTGTAGGCTGTAAAAAACTTCGCTGACTTTAATTTTCATATGTTTTATTTCTATCTGATTGTAATGCCATGATTGACTAAATTTGCTTGTTCCTGAATATATTTTTCCTTTAGCGATTGATCCAAGTGGATACCTAATTTTGGAACCATTATTTTTTCAAGATAATCCCAGGCACAAAGAGGCGTAGGATGATTATCGTTGGAGTC